ATTTCTTTTTTTGTTTCATTATCTGGTGTCAGCATTTTCATAAAAAAACTTGGTAAAGTTTCATAATCTGTAACGCATTCCATTGCCTTCAGCATAAAAAGATTTCCTCCCCATTCTGGATTAAGAACCTTTTTTTTGTATTCCTTTACTTTATTTTCTTTTCTAATTTTATCCATCACACAAAAACAATGTTCCACCATTTGTCTTTGTGCTATGGGGGCAGGGATTTGACCTAGAATAGATGGATTGCTCAATACTATCCATCTTATAGTTCCTTGATAGCATGCACCTATTGTATCATAGATAAGTTGTGAAGTCCATGTATCATCATCTAATATTTTCGGAAATCCTCTTTCTGTGAACTGAGGCTCTTCTCCAGTTTTTAACTGGTTCCTTGCTTTATTCAGTTCATCTACAGAAGCTTCTTCCGCTCTTACTACGAACATCCCTGCAACAATCATTATCAACAAAAATAATACTAATGGCGTAAATATTGTTTTACTAATATAGTGTCTCAACCTAAACATAACTTTCTCTATTTAAAATTTAGATCCCTCATCGTCAATTGTTTATTCAATGGATCACTAAGGTAGGCCTGCCGCTTTCCTATTAATATTTAGGTGTTTGGAGATGGTGCGCCAGAGAGGATTCGAACCTCTGGCCAACAGCTTAGAAGGCTGTTGCTCTATCCGCTGAGCTACTGGCGCATAGAGAATGTTTGATTATAGTTGAATAAAAGTACTAATATCTGTTCTAATTGTATCTGCACAATTTTCACAACCTACAATCCAAGTGGTGTGTTTTCTCACCCAAATAGTTCTGATTGTGTGTTCATCTACATTATAATATCTAAAACTAATGGTATTGTTGGGATATTTGTCCCAACATGTACCCTTTACCAAAGTCTTTCTCACTTTACTGAGGCCATCCTTATCTACAGTAGCAAACTTTGTTGATGGTATTGGACATGCTATAACTTTTGTGCCTTCAAAACTACTACCAGTATATTCCGCCGCACCGGATGTAGTAATCAAATAAGATCCAGGAGTGACTTCTTTATAATTGGCTAAAAATCCGGGTGCTAATGATTTTTGGTATATTTTAGAACCAATTATGGTCGTCATATGTCTCCAATGATAGTTCCCCTCAGGAATTCCAAAAAATTTCTCTTTTTTGGGAAGAACTGTATGAACAATTTCCGGTTCTTCTTTAGGAAGTTTTATAACCGTTTTTTCTTCATATACTTTGATTTTCTTACATCCAACACATTTTCCATCTTTAAATGGACAACCTGAGGGTACAGTACAAACATATTCATAGTAGACTGAATCAGATTCAGTCTTTTCTGTAACTTCAGACTTGTTTGGACTCTCAGAAATAACTCCTATATTTTCAGACGCATTCATAGATACGCCTAACGGAGAGGAACTCTCTGGTAGTACTTCTTTCTTTAATTCTACTACTTTTGGTAGGTTTAGGGCCGGAAGGGTGGTGACTTTTGGGCCGAGTGGAACTTTTTTAACTGGAAGTATTTTAAATTCACCAGAATCAGGGTCCTGAAATACCTGAAACTCTATACCACCTACTGTTACTACTTTAGCGCTAACTGTAGGAACAGTAAGTCCTACTAGCGCAATTGCACCAAGTGCAATTAATATCGCCTTCTTCATAATTCATCTCTTTTGAAGGGTTTAATAGACCATAATGTATCATCACCCTCTGTGATGATTTTTTCATTATTTCCTACTATTATATCAAATATTCTCGAAAAAGTCAAGTTTTTTGATGCTTTTTTCCCTTTGGCTTCTTAGCCTCCGGTTCTGGTAGCTTTATCTCTGGAAGGGCTTGCCTCACTAGATCATAGGTGATATTACTATAAAGTTGAGTGAATTTTTTATCCTTCATAGCAATCACCACTTGTGCTTCGTCAGGATGTATTGTTTCGAGCAATTCAATAAAAATTTGCTCTCTTTTCATTCCATCTATGTTTGCTCCACCTCCTTCGCAAAACAGATAAAACTTGCGAACTTCAGGATACAATGTCATTGGAAACCCTTCCGGAGTTCCCCTAAAAACATAAGGCGGGGTGCCCGGTGGTAGTAAAAACTTGATTTTAGGATGAAATGCGTGAATTAATATTTGTTTAACTTGGTCATTTGGGGGAGGCCCATTGACCATGTGTCTTAATATATTAACCCTATTCTTTTTTGGAGAGTTTTGTATCGCTTGAAAAATATAAGGTATACTGTCTGCCATAATTAAAAGTCCTCTATAACATCCATTAAATTTTTAAGTCTAAATTTAATGAAATAATTTAATAAATTTTTTCTATCTTTACATTGATCAGTTGTTTTCCATTCATGAATAATATTGGTTTGTATGCTCTCTGGAATTTGACTCAAATCTATGAGAGTCTTATTCCGAGAATAACCAATACTTTCTTTTTCTGTAAGATCTCCCCCTTTTATTATAGAAAGTCTCTTCTTAGTTAATGGTGTTTGTCTCTGACCTTGAACAAAACAGTCGTCCGACGATAGAACATTAGGAATTCCGTCACTTCTGTCACCACTAATAATGTGTTCTTCTAAAAAATCTACAGGATCTTCATGTATAAGATGCTTTTTAGTCAGTGGTGAAAATTGCTTTACATTACCAAAATGTTGCAATTGAATAAAATCTTTATCACTTGATATAATTAATATTTTTTGTTTTTCTTCAAATAAATTACCATTTCCAGTAGGAATAGTTTCTTCAGTTTGAAAATATTTACAGAGAGCAGCGATGACATCATCAGCCTCACAGTGTTCTACATGCATTACTGTGTAAGGTAATGATTCCTTTATCTCATCTCGAACCTTATTTAGACTTTTAAATAATTCATCCCAAGTATATGTAATTTTACCAGAAATATAATCTTTTTCATCTTTTGCCCTCTTATGTTTTCTTGTTGCCTTATAAGCTGGAAAAAATTGTTTTCTCCAAGTATTATAATGATCACAACATACAACTATTTCACCATATTCTTTACTATATTTTTTATTATAAAATCTTATAGTGTTTAGTGCTACATGTCGCACCATTTCTTCATCAGGCGGTTCATATTTGGCTACTTGCATAAAGGAACCAATGAATACCTGGCTAAAATCTACTAGTATCATTTTCCTACAAATTGTTTATCAGTTATCGCAATAGGTTCATTCATCATATTATTAGTCCACTTCTTTTTAATGTCTGGATACCATACTCCTTCTGATCTTTTTGGTGTGCCATCAGGATAATATGCCATTGCGACACATTTCCAATTTATTTTTTGATTTTCCTCTTTCCCCATATAATTTGAAATCCAATCTCCTGTTCTCAAATAGTGTTCCATGAAACGGACATATCCTAATTTATTATCTGCTGCTGCTTGTGCCTTCTCTTTTGCTTTTGAAGATGAACCTCTCGCAGACCTAGCAAATGCAGAAGCCTCTTCTTTAGCATGTTTAATCCATTCTTTCACATTTTTAAGAGAAAGTGGATCATCATCTGGTTTCGCCAATACTGATGGATAAATGTTTTTATATTTGGCTGGTTTTCTTTTGGCTCTCAATTTTGCCATTCTTTCTGCTGCCTGTTTGGGGGTTTCTTTTGCTTTTTTTGCCATTTGGTTTCTCAATTTATTGTTAAGAGGAGGGGCAGAGGTTATGCCTAGAAGGTTCAGAGAAGCTTCTTCTAGTATGTTGTCTAACTTACCCCTCCAGTTGGTGGACGTATCATTGCGGACATTCCTTCTAATAATTGTTGCCACAATTGAAGTCTTATTTGCCAATTATAAAAAGTATCTGCATAGACTTTTTGTAATCCTATCATATTTTGACAATCTATATTTTCATAGGTCATCATTACATTTTTTAAAAGATGTGAAAAAAGATAGCGATGCCTACTTTTATCATGTTCCATATTATATGTCCAAGCAAATTGTCCAGTTGTTTCTGGTAATGCTCCAAATTGCGGACAAACGATTAAATTTTTAGCACTCATTGCTTCCATTGCGACAATGCATGACGTTTCCAAATATGTATTAGGATATGCTAATACATGGGAATTAATCATAGCTTTTCTAACTTCCTCATTAGGTCGATTGCCATAATAATTTATTCTATCATTATTATCACATCTGTCAAATAATTTTTGATATTGGATATCATTTGATGGTCTATTGTATAATTTAAAAGACGAAAATACATCCAATTCCCAATTAAAATCATTTAAATCATTTTCAACAACATCCAATAGTATATCTAATCCTCGATGTGGAGTTGAAGCATAAATTAATTTTATTGGTTGTCCTAAAGGTTTTTCTTCTATTTGAATTGGATCTATGGCATTTTGCACTACCATTGAAATTTCATAAGGCACACCATACATAACATGAAACATCTGTTGTTGCCAATAAGATACAAATACAATCTTAACAAATTGTTTCCAGTAATTGGGATCTTTAAATTGTGTTTGAATTCCCCGATCAAATGGAGTCTCATGCATCCATAAAATAGTTGGTCTTTTGGGATTAATTGGTGTTTTAGGATAAGACAAAACCCAATCAAATTGTTCACATAGGTCTGGCAATTCACTAAAAAGTCTTCTTGCCTGAATTTCTGTTCCGCCGTTAGATTTTGGATCTATTAGTTCGACTGGTTCATCATCAGTTTTTCCTCCATCAATTACTGTTAATTTCGGTCTCATGCTGGTGGGTTTACTTCTACTTGTTCAGCCCAATGTTTTGATTCACTATCAAGAACATCAGTTTCACTTGATCTTATATTGTTAGTAGTGATAGGATCTTCAGTACTACCAACATTTCTTACGAGTTGAACTCGATTAAAATAGGTTTGTTCTTGACCATCTAAACTATTTTTTCCATGATTACATGTGGCATGGATAACTATACAGTCATCTACTCTAGCTTCTGGAATTTCACCTTTAGTTGTATATTTAAAAAATATAGCTCGTCTTCCAGCTTTATCTTCGATGACGTGAACTTTTCCATATTTTGGAGA